AACCTGCGGGCAATGGCCATCTCTGAGGTGGCATTGGCAATGTCACCAATGAACTTATCAGGGTCTTTAAGGGCAGTTTCTAGGTGAATATCCATTACCCGCCGTAACTCTGGTGGGATTGCTGCGCATTGTGATAGAACTTGCCTGAATCTAGCTGCTGCACGACCTACTGCCATAGAGTGACCATCTTGTACCTGCTTCAGGATTGTCTCTGGACCACGGAAGGAAACATGGCGGATGATTTCTTGCATCTCCTGTACCTCCGACTTTGTAAGCCCTTCCAATGGCTCGTGGGCAATGTCAGGAACAGAATTGAGTATCTGCTTACATAGATCAGGATTGAGCTTTATCATCTCATCTACTGCACGCCGTAGGAGATACCAGTTGCGCATCTCTGCCTGTATACCAGCCCAGTAATTGATGAAGGACTTCATACTACGCAGGGCAGTTGGTAGCAATTCCCCAATGGGTACATCCTTGATGCGCCCAGGAATGTCTTTTGTTAATAACGGGAGATTCTCAATCCATGCCTTTGGACTCTCTCCTAGCTTCACAACGTCCATCTCTAGCCTGGCACTTAATGCCTCCCAGGGGGCAGTGGGAACATCACCAAACATAACACTAAATAACCGCGTTACTGTACCCATCTCCCTTTTTACACCAGGGATGAGATTGAACGGTGGTACTAAACGTAAAGTAGGGAACATATTGACTTCCCTGAGAAGACCCCTATAGAAAACCTCCACAGTGTTCTGTATGGGGTACATGGCAAAGAATAGGTATAATCTGGCAGCAGGGATTACTACCATGCGATCAAAGGTTACTAGCCCTGAGATGTGAGGGATGGCCTCTAGTCGCATGAAGAGGGAGTTCATTAACCCATGCTGCCAGTCACGCCTGTATACACTGGATGCACGCTGTGCCTTAACTACGTTCTTCACATGCTTATAGAGCTTATTAAGACTCTCATATATTGATACATCTGGTTTGAAGAAGGATTTGGCTTGCTCTATTGCTTCAGTATCTAGTCTTGTTAACCACTTGCTAACAAGATTGAACTCCTCATCTGTGGCATCAGATTTGCCTAATGCTTCCAATACCATCTGCGTTGTTTCCATCGTGGATAGCCTGCCAGGAACAATCAGGTCTGCTTTGCCCATGTGTTCAAATAGGTGGTTAATGGTTACTAGCGTCTCATCAGAGATGTCATCAATATGTAGCGCCTTGAGAAGATCAGAGATGTCAACCTCTTCTATGTAGGGCCTTGAAAGGAGATACTTTGCTACTGTGCCAATACGGCTATCTTCTGCCTTAGCCCCTAATCGTACAAAGGTGTCAATGGCACTGTTCACAGAGTCAGATACTGCCTCAGCACCTAGCTTGCCAAAGAAAGTACCTCCATGTGCTGCTTGAGCTAGGGTAATTACTTCCTTCTTTGCCTGTATAGCGGCTGTTTCTGCAAGGACACTGGTTGACTTGGGAAGACTACGCCATACCTCAAGGAACTTCATGGTTGCTCTGTCTGATAAGTCCATGATGGCATCATTAGCCCCCGCTAGGAACTTACCTACAAAGGGAATGGGGCGTAATGCCTTGGAAACAAACCCAAAGCCTACATAGGTAAGTGGATCACAAATGGTCTCTACAGCAAGTTTGGTTACCCAGTTGGCCTTCCAAGCATCAAAGCCCCTACCCATTGCTAACCAGACATTCTCACCAGATCGGCGGGCATCCTCGTAACCTTGATTGAACTCATCAGTCATTGCACGGTTGGGCCATACTGTGGTTAGTATTGCCCCAGCTATTGGCTTGGATACCCAGCGGCTGTAAGTCTCCATAGCATCAGCTACTACTAGCCCTGTTTGAAGTAGTAGCGCCTTTGTCCACTCACCTATTGTCGGAGTATGTATCTCAGGAAATTGCAACTGCGTGGCTAGCTGCTCCTGGGATGCTTCCAATAGCATTCTCATGTACTCATCCTTTAACTCATCCTTAGTGCTAACTCCAAAGGCATCAAGTAGCTGTTGGCTGGTCATCCCAGGGGGCATCTCTGGCTTAGCTATAGTGGAAAGAGACTTCACTATCTCATCTACTGTCATTGATGCCATTGCTACTGGCTGAGCATGAGGCTCCTGAGATAAAACTGCTAGGGCCTGCTGTGTCTGCTCAGGAGTGGTAAAAGCAGGCTCTTGCTGAGAGATAAACTTAAATACATCTTGCACATAGGCTAGATTCTCGGAATCATTACCAATAGGAGCCTTGAAGTTCTGATATAACTCCTCTGGGGTAATGCCTATGTTAATAGCAGTCATGGCCTGGAGATATACATCACGCTTCCATACTGAGTATTGGAGATTCTTGTATGCTTGCTCTACCTGTTGCTGCTTCTCTGGTAATAATACCTCTGCCTGCTTAGCTTTCTTGTAGTAGGGGTCTTCTAGTGGTGATGTTGCTCCAGCATAGATAAACCTAGTGATCTTCCCATACCAGGGAAGATCAGGGGGAACAGTCTCCTGTGCTGTTTTGTTGTAATCATCAAGGGCACGTTCGTATTCTGTCTGTGCAGTGTCTATCTCTGGTTTTAAGGCATTGACACGGGCACTAACATTGGGATACTGCTCAAGAGCTTCCTTATACTCAGGCGGGATGTAGGATGCTGGCTTTGGAGGACCAACTTGTTCTGGCTCAGGGGGGCCAACTTGTTCTGGCTTAGGAGGGCCAATTAGATCATTGTCGTTCATTGGCACCTCCTCTCAATATAACATCGGCGAACTGGCCATAGACTGATGCTGTCTTAGCATCACCAGAAGCTAGTAACATCTTCTCACGCTGCTTGAGGGCTTCATAAAGGTTAAGCTGGATCATTAGTGGGTGATGCATGGCCTTGTCCTTATTTACTCTAGCTTGCTCAGCTAATGGATCAAGAATCTCTGGGAAGAGTATATCAGTTACTGTTGGTATTGATAAGGCAAACTCTGGATTTAACATGCGGGCTACTGTGGCACGCTGTACTATGTCTCCAGGGATGTCAACACGAAGGTCTGCTTCTACTGGGGGTAAGTCCTTCTTTGGTACTTTGAAATCATATGGGTGAAGGTTAAATTCCCTCATCTCAGATAACCAGTAGTTGAATAACTCCTCAAAGAGGAATTTCATTGCTAGTTGATATGGGCTAAGAATACTCATAGCACTGCTGGAGATTTGCTGCATGGCATAGGAACTAATCTCCTGGGCTACATTGCCCCACATTACATCTGGAAGTGATCCCTTTTGGCGCTGAGTACCTACATCAAATAGCATTGTGCGGAGTTCCACTGGGATTGGATTAGTTGGTAATGACTCTAAGCTTTCATTTAACCCTAGGTGGAATAGTGCCCCACGCTTGAAGAGGTCTTCAGGCTTAACACGACCTTCACCAGCACTCTTCTCTATCCAACGGCTCTGGGCAGTATCACGGATCAATTGCATGAGAAAGGTGAATAGCTTGTTGATAGAATCGTAGATGTTGATGTTGGTGGCTATAATGCTTCTACCAGCTTGCTTCTGCCAGTCCTTGTTTATGGCTCCACGATCAGGAAGGCCAGCTACAGGGCTGGTGAATATTGGTATGCGTGGGAGACGTTCCACTGAGGGGGATTTTACTAGGTCATTGCCTATTACTATGGCATTGATAATATCCTTGCCATCAACAGTCCAATAGTCATAGACAGTTACTGATTGCGTGTCTTGATATGTACTGGTTAGTTTCCATCCCTTGAGGAAAGCCTTCCTCTTTGCTGCACGGCCTGAGATGGAGTAGATATGAGCACAGGAGATTAAACCATCCTCGGAGAACTCTGGAAATACCTCTGCAGGATTCCATACTTCACAGATGATCTCTGTATCAGTTACTATACTGAAGACTGAATACCATCCAGTGCAGATAAGAAGGCCTGCTAATTCCCTGATGAATCCGCCCCTACCTCTACGCATACTAAGTTTCTCTAGGTCATCTATGCGGGAGGAAAGGAAGTCCTCTATATTCTTGATGTCTAACATATCATCTGGAAGGGTTTTGGTGTAGGGTATCTTGGGGCAAATGGCTACTGATAATAGGTGTAATGCAAGGTTGAAGAAGGTAACTGGTTCATTGGAGACAAAGGACTCCATACCACGTTGGTATAATTTGTCTTCCATGAGAATGTAACTGTACCACTCCTCAAACTGCGATTGCCTGCCAGGCCAAAGACCTATTAGAGAGTTACAGGATGATATTATGTCATTAGCATTCATCGTTACTCCTTACCATGCCCACCCAGCACAGCCTACAAAGGCAGGCTTGGGGGTAGTTACATTCCTAGTAGCTAGAGCCATGAGAGAACTCATTAGAATATCATCTTCCCCCATTGATTCTACCTTTAGCCCATTATATCGCCAGTTTTTTGCTTCCTGCAATAATTGTTCATCGGGTATTACTAATTGGCTAAGAAGGGAATTAAACTCCTGGATCATGTATGTCTTGGACTGGGAAGTGGTAGTCCACCCTGCTCTACCAGAAGGTTTGCCAGTTACTATATCACGCATGTAGTAGAGGTTGGGGTAATCTTGTAGATAACCTAGGACTGCTATACCTGGGTTGTTGTTTTCTACTACTAGCATGGCATTGTTATAGTATTTGCCAAGGGCCTTTATCTTCTGAGCAAAGATGATAGGGTCATACATACCGCTGAGTCTAGCGCAGAGGGTAAAATTATCCCAGACAGTAGCAGCGGCTTTATCATGGATGCCTACTGTGGGGTCTGCCCCTATGACATATCTGTGGCCTTCTGTTGGGGGGAACCATACTAGTGCCCCATCGTAGGTATGTGGTGGGTCATAGGTTTGGCGGAGCTTCTCATTGATGAGGTTAACATCGAAGACTGATTCCTTTACTGAGAGGAAACAGCTAACATCATCCTCTGGGTATTCTTGGAAGAAGAACTCACCAAGAGGAGATGCTAGCTTATTGCGACGCCAGCGGATTTGATCTTCTGTAAGGCCATACTTGGATACTAGGTACTGCTCCTCCTCTGTATACTCTGTGATGGTATGGAAGGCAGGTAAGCCCTCACCACTGGGTATTCGGTATTCGTTGTTCTCCCACCAAGGGAAGAATAATGGCTTGAATATGCTAAGACCACGGTTGTAAAGATCAGTGGCCTTGCGCCACTCGGAGTGGAAGTAGTTACCTTCACCATTGGGAGTTGACTCTAGGATGATCCTGCCACTACCTACACGTTCTAGTAATGGAATCATTATGCGTTCAGGGTCTTGCCAGAAGGCTATCTCAGAGCAGAGAGCATTGTCTATACGTTCACCTCTACCAAAGACATAACTACGGGAACTGCCTATATATAGAGTACTGTCTATATCCTCCCAGCGTAGTTCGTAGCTGCTCCTGTGGGACATGGTAGGCTTGTACTGCTCTGGGATGGAAGCTTCAAATACCTTAGCCTTGTTTAGTAAGCGTTGGGTAATGAACTCCTCATGGGCAATAATAACACTGGTGGTATGAGGATGGGTAATACAGTCTACTAGGAATAATGCTACTATACAGGAGGTCATCCCTATCTGGGATGCTTTGAGAACAATGATCTTGTTGTCAGTGATATAGGAGTTATACAAGGTATCTTGCACATGGTTGAAAATAAAAGGAACCTGCCTACGTGTCTTGTCTGGTATTTGGACAAGACTTTCGATGTAGTATTTCCTATCAGTTAGTAACCGCTTAATGTCCAACATTCTTAGGGAAATGCAAGCCCTTTCTCAGTATATGAGACCTAGCTACATTACGGCGGGCTGCATACCTTTGCCTAGTTGATGCCCTAATTCCCCTCGGTCTGCCCTTCTTCATTGAAGTTGTTACTAAGAATACACTTATTATCACCAAACTGTAATACTAACTGGGTAAAGTTCATATCCTTGAGATCATCATTGGACAGTATACGCTTAAGAGCCATGAGCTGATCAGGAGTATACTGTGATCTAATCTTTGATAGATACATCTCCTCACCACGGGTTAGAAGGTCTGGCATGTAGATGCTCTTGGTTAATACATCGTAGTCCTTCTTTAGAATGAGGCGGAAGTTCCTTATAAACTCCAGTTCTATGTAGTTATAGCTGAACTGTTTGATAAGGTCCTTGACGTTAGTATCTAGCTTAGCAAAAGCCTCATTACTATCACGCCAACGTTTGATGGTGGTATAGGTAACACCAGCTAACTGGCATGACTCCTGTACCGTAAACCCACAGGCACGATAGGAGAGATACTCCTTCATAAGATTATTGGAGTGTGTTATCATCTCAAGAGATGTCTCTACAGTGCCATCCATGATTAACATTTTATCACATTTGTCAAACATTGACATACACCTTAAGTTGGTGTATAATAACAGCATGAAGGTATGTTATTGTTAAGATGTGAAGCCTGTGGGGAACTTGGATGCAAAGATGGATATTTGGGTAACATGGTGTAAGAGGAAAATCATATGTCCTACATGCAATGAGGAGATTACTGTTGCATCTCCTATAGTTAAAAGCCCCTTCAAATCGTGGCATCCTGAGTGTTGGTTGAAGGAAGCACTGGCTTACCTAGAATTACATCCGTATAAGACTAGACATAAAGGAAGACCTAAGCTAAAATTATCTGCAGAGGAAAAGAGGCAAAGGTTGAGGTTACAAGTGCTAAAATCTTACTACAAGAGGAAAGGCACTAACCATAATAGGTTAGCTGAAATACAACGTGAATTGGAGGTGCAAATTGGCAAGAAGGTGGATTCAGAAGGCGATAAAGAGGAAGGGTGCATTTAGAACAGCGGCAAAGAGAGCTGGCATGAGTACATTGGCATATGCCAAGAGGGTAAGGAGAAGTAAGACTGCATCTACTAGATTAAAGAGACAGGCTAATTTGGCTATTACGCTAAGTAAAATGAGGAGACGTAAGTAACATGGATAAAGCGTATATGTGTTATGACTATATTGCTAATTTGCCATTGATGGTAGCAAGTACCAGGCCAAGATTCTTTGGTATTTGCCGTGAAGAGGGGATTACTGATCTGTACATGAAGCTAAGATGCGACAATATTAACAAGCTAACAACATACAAGGACTTAACAGCGAGCTTTATAGCGGAGGCATCAAAACTTGGGATCAGGGTATGGCTGAATCTGGAATCCCCATGGTGGAGCTTTACTGGTGATGGCTGTGGGGACACTATTACCAGTTGGGGGCCGAGGCTAACTAAGATGGCATCTGAGTATAACCTGTCGGTAGTACCTGAGAGTAGATTCTATGGCATATGGACATATGTGGACTTTCAGGACGAGAAATACACGCCGCCCACTAGCTGGGAACCATCGGCAGCATTGGTAAAGTCCATGAGAGCTGCCGATAACTCAGGCATGAAGTTCTGCTACTGGCTGGGATGGCATGATGTAACCCAGGGACTCCCTGCGCTTGCCGCAATAGTTGATATGTTTGAACTTGACGGATACGCACCTACAGTGGATAAGGTCATCGAGCGATTGCAAGGGAGACATGATGCTATCGCTAAGTTCAATAAGCCTTATCGTGTTAGTCTCAGCACTTCGTTTACCAATACAAGACCTTATACCAATTACATCAAGTCTGGCTGGGATACCTCCACGCAGAAAGGGCGGCTCAAGTATCTCAAGGAATATTTCAATCCTGTGCTGGTCGCCGAGGTTAATAAGTATTTCTCGAATCGCCATCCTAATCACTACAGGGGTGTTGGCATACAGGACTTCGGGACTGGGCCTGATGTCGCATATCCACTGGATTACATCTATCAGGAGATGGCTAGATATTACATCTGGGGTGAAGTATGGGATGCATCTCAGCCGATCATTGGGGCAAAGATGACTCTTACCTGTGGTGGGACTATCCTAAGAACGGAGACTGGCAGTAATGGACGATTTGAGTTCTATACCAACTACATCGGGGAAGCATCCCTGCGATGTGAGAAGGAGGGATATTCAAGTACTGAGACATATCTTGAATTCCCAGCAGATCACGGGCAGAAGATTGATCTCCGACTGTCACCAATAGATACACTTGAGAAACGGATACAGCTACTAGATAATATCACCACCAAGCTACAAGGGGATATACTACAGATACAAGGGGATGTCGCTAGGATACTAACCACACTTAATGCCTTGAGGGAAGCCTTGGAAGACGCTCAGATTTCAAAAATTTAAGGGGTCTGGGGCAAAAGATGAGGGAAACCACGTCTCAACCGCCAGAAGGGCCGCCAGCACAAAAATTGGGGCACTTGGTGCCCTTTCCGTACTTTGGTGGTA